GCTTCGGCTGCCTCCCGCAACTCGGCTTTCACCACGAAAAGGTTGCTGGGATCACCCGCGTGGTTTTCCCTGTTGGCGGCAGCGCGCTCAAGACGCTTGAGCACTTGGAGCATCTCGGGGCTCATTGCCCCGCCTCCTGGGCTGCAACCCGGTAGACCGTGTAGGAGCCTTTGGCGCCGGTCTTGTTCGGGCCGACCATGCGAACCCGGTCGGCGATCTCAAGCGTGATGCCTGGGCGCTTCTTCAGCCCCGCCAGGAACCCGCGAACCGTGTGCTGCTGCCAGCCCATCGCCTCGGCGATTTGGGCCACCGTGGCGCCCTCGGCGCGGCGCAGCATGGTGAGGACCGCTTCCTGCTTGGAGTCCGCCCTGGGCGCCCGTGGCGCGGCTGTGGCTCGCTTCTCCGCCAGGGCTGCGTTAAGGGCGTCAGTCCATTTGCCGAGACCCGGCACCCCCTGGTGCTCGATTTCATCGAGCAGCGCTTGCGCAGCCTCGCGGAGGCTGAGCCGCATGCCAGGGAGAACCGTCAGTGTGGTGTCGGAGACCGCAGTCACCTTTAAGACCGGCAAGGCCGGAGCGGCAGGTGGGTCCAGCTTCGTGAGCGGGTCGATCACCACCACCTTGGTGCCTTCTGGCACGCTGCCCTCGATGCCGGAACAGTCAGGCTCGCCGGGCTGCGCGTCGCCCTCGTTTGGGTCGATGCCGATGGCGCGCAGGCCCTCGTCGGTCACCTTCAGCATGTAGGGCGTCCGAGTGACTGCGTCTGTTTCTGTGCATGTCTGCGGATCGCCGTGGCGCCAGATCATGGCTTGGTACTTAAGAAGGCGAGGCTGGGGCGGCGCCGGCACCTCGATCAAAAGCCGGCTTTTGAGCAGGCTGTTCACCACCGCCCGGCAGGCAGCAGCAGGCAGGTGCTTTGGCGCAAGCGCCAAATGTTCGGGGTGCTCACTTCCTAGCGTCAGCACGCGCATTTGGGTATCACTAAGCTGGTAAGGCATTTGGCTTTCTCCTTTGTTCGGTTTATCACCGTGCTGATACGATTACCGTGATCGCCCAAGCGCAGCAAGAGGAATTATCAAGCCCATGACACTTTTTTTGCAGCCGAGCCATCGCCTTCGCCCCGTGCAGAAGGCAGGCGGGTCCGAGGCGCTCGAGGCACTGATCGCCCGGCTCGAGCCCAGGCTGGCTAAGGCCGTCGCCCAGGGGCTCGAGGCTATGGGCGACGCGGTACCTATTGATGCCCTGGTGGCCGCCTTGGAGTCCGGCGATATAGCCCGCGTGGTGGCGCTGCTCTCCATGGAGGCCGCCGTGCCTGCCATGGCCGCCACGACCGACGCGCTGCAGGACGGGGTCTACTCAGCCGGCGCCCTGACAGCCGGGCTTATCGCCCCCCGCGTCACAGGGGCCGCCTTCGCCTTTGACCGGCTGAACCCGACCTTGATCCGGTGGCTCCAAACCTACTCGCTCGGGCTGATCCGCCAGATCAGCGACTCAACGCGCGAGGGCATCCGCACTTACTTGATCGCAGGGATGAACGAGGGTGCAAACCCAAAGGACGTCGCGCGCCAGATCAAGCAGGTGGTGGGGCTCACGGAGAAGCAGTCCCAAGCCGTCGCGAACTACCGTCGCGAGCTTGAGACGTTCCACCAGCGCAGGACAGGCGGCGGTTACTCGGTCGGCAGCAAGCCGGACAAGGTGAACGGCACCCAGGTCTTTCGGCCTGATGATGATGGCTTGCCCATGGACGGGATCACCGAACGCAGACTCCGCGACTTCCGGTATGACGGGCAATTGCAGCGCGCCATGCAAACCAGCAAGCCCCTCACCCCGGAGCAGATCGACAAGATGGTCGCGGCCTATGCGCGCAAGTACAAGGCGTTTAGGGCCAGGACCATCGCGCGCACGGAGGCGATCCGGGCCAACAACATGGGCATCCAGGAAGCGTGGCGGCAGGCGATTGAGTCCGGCAAGGTCTCCGAGTCATTGGTGCGTCGGCAATGGATTGTTGCTCGCGACGAGCGGCTGTGCGAAATATGCGCGCCGATCCCGCGCTTGAACCCGAAGGTGGGCGTGAAGCAGGGGCAGCCATTCGCTACGCCAAAAGGGCCTATGTCCATGCCACCAGCCCACCCGAATTGCCGCTGCACTATGGTGATTCGCATGTGGGAAGCGTCCGACCTTCAGGAGGGCTAAATGTCCGACGATCTGTCCGTCCGTCTGGCGAAGCTGAACATTGGGTTAGAGAAGGCCGGCTCAAAATCTGGCAAACGACGTATTCCTGGTGACGGGGACGGCGACGGCATTCCGAATGAAGGAAAGAAGCCCGGCGCCGGCACTGGCGCTGTCGGCACGAAGGCAAAGGCGTCTTTGAAGCAGGCCGGGTTCAAAGATTTCGGCGACGGCTTCCAGCGGATCATCACTGGCGGCGCAGCAAACGCGGGCTTTGAGGTGAAGAACGGTCTGACGCGGGCCGGCTGGCGCGTGCGCTCTGCCTCATACGACGCCGCGAAGGGGCTAAATCGCTACTCGATGCACCACAGCGACGGCTCGAAGATTGCGATGACTATCGAGAACCGCGACGTGAAGAACCCTCGCGGGCAGCGCATACCAATCAGCACCATTCGGGTAAAACCCAGCAACGAATGACGCTGTCTGAGCACTGACGCAATAACTCGTTGATGCGACTCCAAACCCTGCGCATTTGTTCGCGCGCACGGACGAGGGAGAACGCATGTGCTTACGCTTAAAGAACCACCGCCAGTAATTCGCGTCGAGCATCGCATGGACGAGCCGCCATTCGGCCCGTTCCGCGTCAACCTTTATGGCTCGGACGGACTTGTGGCGACCTTCGATACAACCAGAGCGGCGGGTGATTGGCTATTGTCCAAAGGCTATCAGCCGATGGTCGGGCTCGACGGGCTGTGGGTCCAGGCGCGCTTCACCATGCCGATCACTCTCCGTCTCTATTTCTGGCTAGAGACCGCGCTTAAAAACTGCGCTCGCAAGCTTTCGAATCGCCAGCGCAGCAGCGCGTAACGCGGTCTCTGAGGCCGGGGACATCGCCCTGGCCGCCATGCGTTCAAGGCTCTGGCTAAGGGCCACCAATTCCTTGTAGATGGCGAGGTCCGTCAAGTCGCGCACTTGACGGGCCTTTCTCGTTTGGAGGCTCTTCCGTGGCTGAAGATCAAGACTCTCTCGTGGCGGAAATTAGCGCGAGCCTCGCGCTTGGTCGGGCCAGTCTCGCACTGCTTAAAGCGAAGAGCAATCCGGCATGCGTCCTCGACAAAGCCAACTGGAATCGCTGGCCTGCCGGCAGCAACAAGGGTGGGCAATTCGCGCCGAAAGGAACCTCTGCTGGGCCGGCTGTGGGCGGCTACAGCGGCTCGCTCTTTGGGTCTGCCGCACCAGGGCCTAAGCCAGCGCCGAAGGGCGCCAAGCCCCACCCAAAGGCAAACGACAAAGGCCAGCCGGTCACCATCGACTATCCGAACAAGGCCAGCCCGGCTTCCACCTGGGCGGATGGCAAGCAGACCGCGACCTTCACCCCTGGCAGCGAAACACCCGAAGCGCTCAATGGCGTCGCGCTCCGCTCTTGGAAGGCTCCCACCACCACGGACGGCTGGGCAAAGGTGCCGGGCCAGAATCCGAAGCTTGACGCGGACGTGCCTTTCGAACCGCACCCGACCAAGAAGACCGGCGCGGGCGTCCTGATCCTCGAGGCTGATGGTCGGGTCTGGCTCACTCGCCCAACCAATTCTTTCGGTGGCTATGTGAACACGTACCCGAAGGGGACCGCCGAGCCTGGGCTGTCTTTGCAGGCGAACGCGATCAAGGAAGCCTACGAAGAGACCGGGCTAAAGGTGCGCATCACTGGCGTGCTTGGTGATTACGAACGCGACACCAGTAAAGCGCGCATGTTCATCGCGCAGCGTGTCGGCGGCACGCCAAAGGACATGGGCTGGGAGTCGCAGGCGGTGCGTCTGGCTCCGCTCAGCAACGCCAAGCAGATGCTTAACCGCGAGCATGACAAGGCGATCCTGCAAGACCTGCTCAGCGAAATGAATGGCGCGGTCAAGAAGGACGCGGCAGGCGCGAAGCCAGGAGGCAAAGGCCATCACTCGCAGGGGCAACCTCGCTGGGAGTCTGGTTCTCCGCTTGGTGGCCAATGGAAGACGATGGGTGCGGACGGGATCACCATGCCTCCCACCATCGCGGGCGGCCTGACAGGCGCAAACTCCGGCTACCAAAAGAAGGCGAATGCGATGTACGCAATCGCGCAGGCTGGCAACCTATGGGCGCTGGACGACTCGGTGATGAACCTGCAGCACGCCAAGGAGAAATGGGCGTCCGGGCAGAAGGTGACGTCGCACGTCAAATGGAACGCGCAGCTTCACCAATACGCTGCGCATCTACTGACCGAAAAGAAGGCCCAGCCAAAGGCTGCCGCGACCGCTGCTGCTATCAGCGGGCCGGCGAAGCTGTCAGACCTGACCAAGGTCGGTGCAAAGCCCGGTGGTAGCAATCCGGGCGGCCTGTACCAAGACGCCAATGGCAACAAATGGATCGTCAAAGGCTCGAACAATCCGCCCGCGACGGAGCAGGCCAAGAACGAGGTGCTGGCCGCCAAGCTGATGCAGGCGGTGGGCGCTGGCGCCCCAGACATGATGCTGGTTGATCTCGAAGGCCAGTATGGCGGCGGAATCGGTGTTGCGTCCAAGGTGATCGGCGACGTGAAAGCGCTCGGCTCATCCCAAGCGCACCTTGCAGCAGCGCAGGCCGACTTCGCGGTGCACGCATGGCTTGCCAACTATGACGTCATCGGGCTCTCGAAGGACAACACCGTCATTGGTGCCGATGGCAAGGCGATCAACATTGATCCAGGCGGCGCCCTGCTCTATCGCGCGCAAGGCGCCCCGAAGGGAGATGCCTTCGGCACCAAGGCGGTGGAATTCAATTCACTGCGCGGGCCTGTGTCGGGCCTTCCTGCTAACCAGCAGGCTTGGTCCGTCTACGGCTCCATGACGGCTTCGCAGATTGTGGAGAGCGCCAAGAAGCTGGAAGCCATCGACGACGCGACCATACAGAAAATGGTCGCCTCCTATGGCCCCGGTAACGAGGCGCAGAAGGCGGCGCTGGCGGCAAAGATCATCGCGCGCAAGGCAGACGTCTTGGCCAGCGCAAAGGCTATGGCAAAGGCCGAGGCGTCCATTCCGCAATGGATGATGGGAACAGCACCGACACCGCAAGCACCCGCCCAGGCGTCAGCCTCTGAGCCGGCAAAGCCGGTGTTGCAGACGATCTACCAAAACACTAATCCAGGGCACTCAAAATTCTGGGCGGTGAGTGTGAGCGGCAACAAGGTCGCCACTCATTGGGGCAAGATCGGGACCGATGGAACGGTTACGGTCAAGGAATATGCCAACACGATTGAAGCAAAGAACGCCGCAGCAAAACTGGAATCCGAAAAGAAGAAGGGTGGCTACAGCCTCAAAACCCTTAAGGGCGCACCGCCAAAGGTTCTCTCTGCGCTTGACGCATCCGCGCCCAAGCCCGCGACCGAACGGACGCCCGCTGCTGCTGCACCCACCACCACCTCCGCTCAGGCTCCTGCCGCAAGCACGACTATGCCGAAGCCGGTCTTCAAAGACACCGTTCCTGGTGCAGCCGAGGCGTGGGGAAAGCTGAGCAACTTAGCCACCAAGATGTACGGAGCGGGCGATGCTGAAGGGCTGAACTCCATACTCCAAGCTGACAAAGTGATGGGCTTGACGATCCAAGGAGCCGGCCTAAACGCAAAGAACTTTAACGCCTATGCCCAGAAGCTTCTGGAAGACCTGGACTCTAAAAAAGCCACTGCTCTGCAGGCCAAGATCAACAGCGACGCGCTCACTCCAAAGGCGGTGCCTCAACCCGGCGCCAAGACGGCAAACATGCCGAGCATGCCGATCTTCGATTCAAGCAAGCTGCCAGCCTCAAACACAAACGCGCCGAGCCACAACAAGAAGGTTGACCAGATTCAGGCTGCCGCAATGGCAGGAGATGCGAAGGCCATCCTTGGGATGAACTTCGGTTCCAATACCTATGGCCACAAGCAGGCAAAGCTTGCCAATGACGCCCTGGCAGCCCTGGGGATAGGCGAGAAGGTCGCGGCGGGCCAGAAGGCCAATTCCCACAAGGCCCTTTTCGGCGGCATGGCACCTGCCGACGCTGCTGACCTGCTTGTCTCTCAGAACAAGCCCATCCCGAAGCCTCCCCAGGTTCCCGGCGCGACGGCGGTAAAACTCGACACGACAAAGCTTGCCACCAAGCCGGTCTTTGTCACCTCCAATCAAGCAGTGAAGAAGGAGAACGAGCACCACGCGGAGGTGCTCTACCAATTCGCGCGCAATGGCGACCTCGCAAACCTCAAGTCCTACGACAAGTTTTCTCAGCAAAGCCAAAAGCTGACGCAATTCAAACAGGACTTGATTCAGGAACTTGAGGTCCAGCTATTCCCACCACGTCCCAAGGCAGGCGTTCACAAGAACGCCCCGCCTATTGCTGCCGCGCTCTCACCAAGCATCGCCATCGCGGCGCACTCAGAGCATTTTCCCCCAGTCAAGACGTCTCAAGCATCCGCCGTTGCAGCCCACAATAAAGCGGCTTCATTTGTGCTGCTCGGAAAGACCGATGCCGCAACGGTCAAGTCCGCTTACACGGCAAAGGGCGCTTGGAAAGGGAAGCTGCCTGAGCATGTGAAGGAGCAGCACAACACGCACGCAAAGGCTTTGCCGAAATCCGTGCAAGACGGGATTCATAAATACTCGACCAATTGGGCTTATGGCGCGAACGACAAGATGCGCAATAAGGGCGAGATTACCAGCGATATTGTGAAGGTGTCAGAGGCTATGCACGCGGGCATCTTGCCTTTGCCTGAAGGCACGCAGCTTCGGCGCATGATGAGCATCTCCGGTGGATCGCTAAAGCAGATTCAGGCGCTGCAGTCAGGCGATATCATCCAGTCACCGCAATTTGAATCTACCGGAGAGTCGGGCGGCTATGGGTCCGGCATGAGTGTCGAGATGCGCCTTGTCACCACAATAGGTGTCAAAGGGCTTTGGATTGGCGACACGCTGGCTGCTTACTCGACGGAGAAAGAAGTGGTCATGCCGGAGAACGCGCGCTATGCAGTCAACCGCGTGTTCACTGAGAACGGTCGGACTATCATCGAAGCCCTGATTCTCCCAACCGTGAAGGGATCACTTAAGTGAGGAAAAAATGAGCGAAAGCGAAAATCGCGCCGACAAGCTTGGTAGCGGCTTTGCGTCCCAGGTTGAAGCTGCCGGCGACAAGCCGATCTTGGCGAGCTTGAACGTGACAAGCGATCTGCTGCGCGTCTTCATTGCGAACGCGCTTTCGCGCCGCGAGTCATATCTTCAAGGAAACCTGGACGCGTCGACTGCCCAGGCAGGCGACGTGCAGGATGCACGAGAACTTGCTGCTGTATTCATGGGGCGCGGGCAGCGCGCCCAGGAGTATTTTATCCAGCCCTGGAATAGCGCCGAGCAGCTTGGGCAATGGTTGATTGATACCTATGGCATGCAATGCACTCAGGAGGAATCCGTCTTTACCGTGATCCTTGGGATTCTCACCGAGGTCTACAACACGATGGATGACATTGCTCTGCGCAGCCTAAACGTCGCCGACGAAGGCTGGCGGTTGGACGGCATCATAGAGTCTTACGCGCACGCGCTCACCGGCATTCCATATCCAGCAGACGAGGACTAAGCGGCAAAGCCTGCCCTGATCTTCGTGCGAGCACTACCCCGCTTCGGCGGGGTTTTTCGTTCTAGGCCATCCGTATCACGCGGCTGACACGCGGCGCTCCTGGGCTTGTTATCCCCCCCCGAAATGTGATTGATGAAGCGACAAGGAGGCGCGCAGATGCAGCTTGGCGTGTCGTTTGAATTCGAAAAAGCCTCGGAGAGCGGCAATTACGTCCGTGGCTGGGCATCCGTGGTCGAGGTGAATGGCGCCCCTGTGCAGGACAGCCAGGGTGATATCATCTCGATGATAGAATTGCGCAAAGCAGCCCATCGGTTTATCACGGACCAGAGGGTCGCGAAGGCCATGCACGCCGGGACTGCAATCGGCGAGGTGGTGGAGAGCGTGATCGTCGACGATGCCTTTGTGAAAGCGCTCGGAGTCACTGACGGGAAACGCGGCTGGTGGATCGGCATGCAAATCCTTGACCCCGAAATTCAGGACAAGGTTCGAAAAGGAACCTTTCGTGCGTTTTCTATCGGTGGCAAAGGCCGCCGAGTCCCTGTGGAGGGCTAAGGCATGGCGAATGATCTGCGCGACATGGAGATTCTCGAGGTGAGCCTCGTTGATGAACCGGCGAACGCGGATGCTCGCGTCGTGCTGGTGAAGGCCGCCTACGGCTCATTCAAACCCTGCGCTGATTGTGCAGACCCTGCCAAATGTGCCAAAGCCGGCAAGTGTGCAGGGGCCGACAAGGCCGGCAAGCCAGTCAAGAAAGCGACGTCTGCCCAGGAAAGTGCTGGGCAAGCCATGGGCGAGGGCGACTCGTCTACTCAGGACGCCGCCATGGCGGCAATTCACGAGGAGTATCAGATGGATATCGATAGCCTTTCCAAGTCGCTCGACGACGCCGAAAAGAAGCTGGACACCCTGGCCAAGCGTGCCGTGGATGCCGAATCTGCTCTGGTGGAAGCGAACGAAATCATCAAGTCCAAGGACGATGAAATCGCGGCGCTGCAGAAGTCTGCGGCTCCCGCCTCCGAGGAGGACGTCCTGAAGGCGATGGACCCTGGGATTCGTGCCCTGGTGACCAAGGCGCGCGACGACGCCAAGGCCGCGACCGAGGCCCTTGCCAAGATGCAGGCCGACGCTGATGAAGCGCAGGCTATCGCCAAGGCCCGTGAGATCGGGATTGGCGATCCAGCCCTGATTGGTCCGCTGCTCATGCGCGTGCGTAAGGGCGCCACCACAAGCGCCGACGCTGATGCGCTCGAAACCTTGATGAAGGCCCTCGCCACCGCCGACAAGACCAGCACGCTGTTCAAGTCGCTCGGTGCTTCCGGCGATGTGTCCAACGATCCCGAAGAAGTCTTGAAGGCCAAGGCAACCGAAATCGCCGAGGCCGAGAAGATCGACTTCGCAGCAGCTTATGCGAAAGCCCTCGAGCGGAACCCGTCGCTCTACACCGCCTACGTCGCCAAGCGGCGCAGCGCTTAAGAAGGAGTGAGCCACCATGGCTTTTGATAACGCAATTCAGAGCATCACGCTCCCCGCCGCTGCCGACCTTTCGGCTCAGCAGTATCGGTGCATGACGGTCAATGCCAGCGGTCAGGCTGCTGTGGCAAACGCCACCGCCCTGGTCGTCGGGATTCTGTATAACGATCCTGGCGCGGCTGGTCAGCCGGCCACGGTCAATTATGCGGGCGTCTCGAAGGCGATTGCTGGCGCTGCCATCACTGCCGGCGCTCGCGTCACTGCTGACGCGAACGGCGCTGTCATCGCGGCTGCTACCGCTGGTGACGCGGTGATTGGTGTTGCGCTGGCCGCCGCTGCGGCTGCCGGCGACATCATCCCGATCCTCATCAATCCGTACCCGTTTGCGGCGCTGGCCTAAACGGCTAATCGAGAAGGAATCCTCGCATGAACCCGACCCCCGGCGACGTCCACGTCAACACCCCGCTGAGCAACATCAGCATTGCCTTCGTGCAGAACCAGGAAAACTTTATCGCGTCCAAGGTGTTCCCAAACATCCCGGTCTCGAAGCAGAGCGACCGCTACTACACTTACAATCGCGGCGACTTCAATCGGGACGAGATGCAGCTTCGCGCGCCCGGCACCGAAAGCGCAGGGGGCAGCTATACGCTGGACAACACCCCCAATTACTTCGCCCAGAACTGGTCCTTCCACAAGGACATTCCTGATGAAGTAAGGGCGAATGCCGATGCGCCGCTGAACCCGGATCGCGAGGCGACCACGTTCGTCACGCACAAGGCCCTGATTCGGCGCGAGAACATCTTTGCCGGTAACTTCTTCACAGCCGGCAAATGGGCAACCGATTATGCGGGCGTCAATTCTGGCCCGACCGGCAACCAGCGTCTTCGGTGGAACGACGCGACCTCGAACCCTATCGAGGACGTGCGCGCTGCCAAGCGTGCAATCGCCGAGTCCACCGGCTTTGAGCCTAACAAGCTGGTGCTGGGTCGGGCGGTGTTCGACGTTCTGCTTGATCACCCGGACATCATCGACCGCGTCAAGTACGGTCAGACGCAGGGCGCTCCGGCAGCGGCGAACAAGCTGGTTCTGGCTTCGCTGCTTGGCGTCGACGAGGTTCTGGTGATGAACGCAATCCAGAACACCGCTGCCGAGGGGCAGGCGGCTGTCCACAGCTTCATCGGCGGAAAGCATGCCCTGCTCTGCTACGCGGCTCCGATTCCGGGCCTGATGACCCCGACGGGCGGCTACACGTTCTCGTGGACCGGCATGCTGGGCAACGGGGCCGAGGGCAACCGCATCCGTTCCTTCCGCCTGGAAGCAATCCGCTCCGACCGCGTCGAGATCGATATGTCCTTCGACATGAAGATGATCGCAAACGAACTCGGCGGGTTCTTCAACGGGATCGTCGCCTAACTGGCTGCCTGAGACAGGGGGCGAAAGCCCCCTGCTCTTCTTTTGGAAAGCAAGGATCGCCATGAGCAAGCACTACCAGATGCCTTTCACACCGCACCAGGACTTCGTGTGCGTCAAACCATTTGTCATGGGCGGCAGAGCCTATGAACGCGGCGACGAGGT